CATTGTAGGTGCAGGGTAATTGACAAATGTTATTGAATATATCCTCCAATTATCTCAAGAGCAGAAATCTATGTTCGAGACAATGACTGAGCGTGTAGATGACATGGAGGATAATGTAAAAGTTATCTTGATCCGTATTCAAGAAATGAAAGACAAGTTAGATCAGTTAGAGTAGTATAATGACAACAGATACTGGTGATGAATTTAGGTTATCGTATTGCACGGTATGTGATTCTTCTTATACAGGGGGAGAAAATAATTTCTTAAAGAACTTAGGTGAATTGCAACGGGAAAGAAAGGTTGAGTTAGCACTCGTTACCTGTAAGTGTCCAGACGCAATACCTAATATGATGTGGGAAATAAAATTTGTTGTAGAACAGGATAAAGATGGGGAGTAGTAAGTGACTAACAGGTGGGATCAAAGAGATCGTAAGCGCAATAAAAAGAATTTAATAAAGCAAATGAATTCGTTTGAGGAATACGATGAGCAGGAAAATGAAAAGCGTAAAGAACGATCTCGTAAGAAAAAGCTATACAAGAAGTTAGAAGAAGAATTACTAGATGTCTTTGATAATAAAAATTAGACAGTTACTATGTTCTAAATTTAATATAGGTGTAGCGGAATGTTTGTCTCAGTGTTCGGATTTCAACCTTGTATTACGAGATACTAAAACTTCCATCCAACAAAGTAATCTAGAATGTAAACATTGCGCCCGTCTTATCAGATTTGAAACTAGGTAATATGGATTCTACACTCAAAATTATATATCTAACTAAAGCGGAAGCATTATTTTTAGATGATGCTGTTACGGTTATGACTGATAAAGAAGCAATGAATGGTATCTCAGGAATGAGACCACTGGGAGCGTCCGCTATGCTTGCCGTGCCACCCGATCTAATTGAACGTATAGGAATGGCGGTACTGCTAACCACCTCAGATGATGGGGTGTCGGAAGCGGCGTTAGAGATTGACCAGTCAGAATTGTATCTACTACGAGA